GCAGGGAGGGATTGCTAACCACCAATAGTTTGGCTAAAACCTTTGTGAAATGAAGAAATGCGTTCTGGTCCGGCTGTGCGTGTCGGTCCAGTTGCAAAGGTAGTGAAAAAAGTTCACAATGGGAGAATTTGTCGGGAATGTTCTATTGGTCGATGAAATCTTTGTAACGGATTGAAACGAAGCGGGTTATTCGGAGAAATGGGGCGAAAAGTAGGGCATAAATTGCATTTGTGTTCTTCTCGCAGTGTGAATAATTCGGATTTTTTGTGGTATGTTTGCTGTGTCAGAGGCGCAGACTGACGAAGGACATATACGAACGATTCCCCCTACGGGGTCTCTATAACTGCCTGCCCGTTATCTGCGCCTTTAGACGGACAGGCGGTTTCGTTTTGTGCCGCCTGGAAATACGCCTGAGAAGCGGGAGGTCTTTCCACGGTTCCCTTCCCGAAAAAGAAAGAACGTCGTGAGTCCCGATCCGTGGTGCGGTAAGGGGCCGCAGGAGAACTTAGACCAGTGCGGGCAACGAGCGACTCTCGACCCGCGACCTCATGACGCCTGCGGTTGCGCTACGGGGAGCCTTTTAGAGGGGAGGATTGAGACACGGGGCAGACCGCCCGCCCCGACAACGTCTCTCTGGACGGAAATGCTTTTCAGGATGCTTCCTTGAATGGAAAGTAAATATCCGCTTGTTCCGAGCAGTTCGGGTTATGAGGGATATAGAGGGGGCGGAGTATGCTCACTTCTCCATTTCCATGTGTTCCACTTTCACCTTGACGTACTCGAATCCTTTCGGCACGATGACCTTTCGGATGTGTGCCTCGTAGATTTCCTTGTCGTTGAATCCGTATTTCTTCTGGAGGATGTCCCCCAGCGGTTTGCAAGGGTTGTCGAAGTCGGCCTGGGAGTTGGAGAAGCCGAACTCGTAGAACATGCGGTACGGAGGTTCGGGGAGCCTGCCCGCCGGAAGGCGCACCAGCATTTCGGTCTGGTACGCCTTGTAGGCGTCGGACTTGTACCGCTTCCCTTTCCATGCGTCGTTGACGGAGAGGGGCTTTATGCGTATGCGGATTTCGTCTATCATCGGCTATCCGAGCCTGCGTATCACGGCGCTGTAATCCACCACGAAGGGTCCGACGTCGGTCTGGAAGTCGCCGGCCGAGGGGACCTGCCCGGTGAGGCAGATGGTGTAGTATCGCCACGAACGTGCGGCGGTGGGAGTACGCAGTTGGGAAATGTAGAGTCCCGAGGACGAACCGCTTCTGCTTGCGTAGGCGAGGAGGGTCCACTGCTGGAGGTCGTCGGAGCCGTAGAGGTGGAGTATCGCCTTGTCGCCCGTGGACAGTTTCGCCCGGATCATCGAGAGGGCTCGGTGTATGTGCGCGTACTGGTAGCCCATGGAGAAAGGTCGGGTCTGGAGGTGGACATTGATCGAGCCGGACGCCTCGGTCTCCATGTTGAGGACGTCGATGTATCCGGCCGTGGTGCCAGGGCGGGAGACGATGATGCTCGCCGGCTCGTCCTGCCAGATGCGCTGGCTCACCTTGAACCACTGCCGGTACTTGAGGGAGAGGACGTAGGTGTAGTCGTAGGAAGGGTTGGAGACGTACACCTCCTGGCGGAAGCGGTTGTAGGAGAGGCGTCCGCTTCCGGCGAAGGTCTCGAAGTCCACGGCGGAGACGAAGGACGACATGTCGACGAGGCCGGAACTCCCCGCTATCTTGGCGTATGCGCCGTTCGGCCCTGCCGAGCGGACGTACTTGTGGGGCCCCGCCATGAGCGCGTCGCTGACGAGGGTTATGCGGTGTCCGGCGCAGAGGTAGAGGCTTCCGCCGGAGAGGAAGAAGATTCCCATTTCGGTGGGGACGGCCTTTCCGAACGCCACCATCGGGTCGATGGGGTCGAACCAGGCGTAGAGTATGTCCCCGCTGCCCTGGATGAGGGCGTAGATGCCGCGCTCGGTAAACACGTCCAGGGGCTCACGTCCGTAGGTGGCGTCCGTTACGACGAAGTTCTGCGGGACGAGGTCGGTGATGCGGCCTGGAGCTAGGTAGGAGTGTTCGACTCGGAACACGAAGGGGTTGTACTGCTCGGTGACGTTTATGGACGCCTGCTCTACGGTCTCGACCTCTGTGCCGGAATTGAGCACGGCTTCATACGTCGATATGTCACCGGTGCCGGTCCCGCTGTCGTATGGCCCCTCGTCGCAGATGCTGAAGTTGTAGGCCGAAGAATTTCTCATCCTGTATTTCCAGTACCAGTGGTCTCCGTTCCCCTTCGAGTAGACGATGACCTCCTTGATGTTCAGCGACGGGGCGACGACGAGGCTCGCCGCGCTGTTGATCATGTAACCCCATCCGCCGACGCACATCATCTTGCTCTGGTTGTCGTCCGAGTATCTCACGATGTGATATGTCGTCTTGGCGTTGTCCCGGCTGACGGTGTGGTCCCAACTGAACGACGGGTCGCCGACCTGCGTCTTGGAGACTGAGTCGTAGTAGTGGAAGCGGGCGTTGTAGGACAGCAGTTTCCCGTAGCGAGTGACAGCGCCCGCGTCAACCCGCAGGGTTTCGTTCGTCGTCTGGATGTTGCCGCCGAAGCGGAGCTGGATCGTCTGGCTCCCCTCGAGGAGCGTCTCCATCGGAACCGACGCCTGGTGGTAGAGGAGCGTGCTGTCCAGGTCCATCTTCCCGTAGTCCTTCTTCGCGAGCAGGGTGGGGACTCCGAACGGGTCCATCCCGTCGTATGCGCTCTCCGGGTCCACATACGGTATCGGGCGGGAGGCGTACACCTCCACGCTCTTTAGCATCGAGGTGTTCTTGTTCCAGTAGTTCGTGTCGCCGGACGTGGGGCTCAACGCGCCTATCGTGACGCTGACCTTCGTGCAGGCGAGGATGATTACGGACTGGTCGGTGTCAACGTCCATGCGCTGCACGTCATATCCGACGCCGTACTCGTTCAGGAAGTTGTCGAAGTGCGTACCGTATGCCGTGGCTCCCCACCACGTCGTGCCGGACGACACGGTCGGGGGGTATGTTCCGCCGAACTTTCCGAGCGGGTCGTAGACGAACCACCTGTCCGTCCAGAATGTGTTCCCGTCCCTCGTCTTGAAAGCGAACGCGATTATGACTGGCCCCACGCAGAGTTCCGGGTCGGACTCCTGGAGGGCGTTCAGTGCGCTCTCCACGTTCTCGGTTATCTCGGCCCTCGTCACGACGGACGGGTCGACCACGCGCATCTGCCCCATGCCGTTCACTATGGCCGACCCATCATCGACATAGAACGACATTGCCGGAATGTCCGCCTCGTTGACCTTGTATCGCGTTATGACCCCCGTCCACTTGAACGACCAGTTCCCGTAGATGCCGTCCGTCTTGTCGCAGACGCTGACTAGTATGATGTCTCCGGCAGTGGCGAACGAGAGGCCATCCACGATGTTCTGCATCTTCGCCGCCTTCTGCTCGTCCGTTCCCGTGACCGGGATGGAGAACAGCGCCTGCGTCCCAATCCCCGTATTGCTGACGAACGTCACCTCGACGGCGCTGGATGCTCGCTTTACGCCGATGAGGTTGTTTATCCCGACTGCGTGATGCACGAATATCCTGTCGTAGTTCTTGTTCGAGAACATCGTCGTGAACGGACGCACCGGCATGAGTCCCTCGGAGGTCGGGCGAAGGTTAATCAGTTCCTCGCAGGCCCTGGAGCCCGCGTAGTCGGTTATCGAGCGGTTGATACCGTTGTATGAAAGATGCTCGGCGGCCATGACTATTCCTCCTCCGTTTCTTCTTCGTCCTCTGCTACGCCCCTGCCGATTTCCATCGTGTTCATGTTCTGCTTCCTCATCACGTCCAGCATCGTCCGCTTCTGCTTCTCCTCCTTCGCCTTCTGCTTGGCGGGCTTGACGATTTCGTTTATGGCGTCCAGCACGCCCTTCTCCTTCTTCTCGTCGGCGACCTCGTAGTCGGACATTATCTTGTAGACCTGGGCGAGACGGGCGGGGTCCTCGGTGGCCTGGATGAGGGCGTCCACCCTCCGCAGCACCTTCTCCTTGATTCCCTTGATGCTCGGCACGTCGTCCATGTCCTTCAGCTTCACGCCCCGTGAGTCCTCCTCCTGGATGGTCTGGTACACGGCCTCCTTGTAGACCGAGTCCCACTCCTCGATGTCGTCCACCTTCGCGTCCTGAATCTTCATCACCTTCAGCATCAGGGCGGGACTGCCCTCGAACATGCGGTGGAGGAGGTAGACGTAGGCTATCTTGCGTTTCGCTATCCTGTCTTTGAGGTCCTTGTTCATGTCTGCGTACTTTACAATATCCGTCGGCAAACATAACTATAAGTCTTTCCGATGTTTTCACAATTTGTGAATACTTCCCGTTTCCGTATAGGTATCTTGTGGCCGTAATTCAAAACTTGCAAGCAAATGAACCAGAGCATCAAATTCGTCAATGACTCAGCACGCGGCCTCTACGCGGAGGACGACACCGGCACGCTGGTGTCCTTCTGCCGCTCATATACCGACGACGTGGTCGGCGTCATCCTGATGGAGTCCGGCAAATACATCACGGCCCCGCTCGCCGACTTCGAGGCCGTGTCCTCCGATGAATCCTAAACATTTCGCGCCATGTTATCCACGGGAGCACTCATAGCATCCGCCCTCGTTGCCGCCGGCAGTGCGGGAATGAGCGCATACAACAGGAACAAGGCGAAGGACGAGGAACTCCGGGCCTACAAGGACGCCCGCGACTTCCTCAACTCGCAGTACTACCGCGACCCGCTGACCACGGTCGGCAACCGCTCGCTACTCAAGGCGGCCTCCGAGCGGTACGAGAAGAACCTCGACGCCATCAACAACCGCATGGCAGCGGGCGGTGGCACGATGGAGAACGCCCTCGCCGCCCGTCAGTCGAACAACGAGGGCATGAGCCGGCTGTATGGCCAGCTTCTCCAGGGCGAGGACGCACGGCGTGACCGCATCAACGCGCAGAAACTCCAGCTCGACCAGAACCACTCGTCCGCTGTGCAGGCCAACTACCGGCAGGCGGCGCAGGACTGGCAGCAGTGGGGGGCGCAGACATCGTCCGCACTCATGTCCTACGGCTCGTCCCAGCTTCTCGGTAGCGGGGCTGAGGCGGCCGCCGGAGCCGCGGCAGGTTCCGTTCCTCCCGACGGGCTCGTCGAAATGTACGCCCCCATCAAGTCGCCGAAGGCAATCAGCCAGGGCGTAACGGGGCTCGCCGGCGGGCTTCCGTGGGACAATCATTAAAGAAAGAGACACATGAGCAATCCTTACGCATCCATATACGGCGAGAGCGATGCCACGAAGCAGGCTAGGCAGGCGAGGAACAACATGTTCCAGTCCTTCCTGGACACCCGCAAGAAGGCCGCCGAACAGCAGAGGACCGACGACGTGAAGATGGCGAGGTACAACGCCCTCGGCAACGTCCTTACCTCTATGGTGCAGCCGCTCGGCTGGTATGCAGGGGGCGGTTCCACGGGCGGTGTCCAGCCTTATGACAACCGCCAGTACCTCGAAGCGTTCAACCGCGCGGTGAAGGCGTCGGACAACCTCCGCAACATCGGCATCGCCGAGGACGAGTACAAGTTCAAGATTGCCGACGAGGACTACCGCCGGATGCTCGCCCTTGACGACGAGGCGAGACGCAGGCGGCAGAAGCTGGAGGACGACGAAATCCGGCGCAGGCAGAACAACGAGGACTACTTCGAGAGGCTCGACCGTCAGAACGAGATCACGAAGTCCGGCTCGATGGACGACCTCTATCAGGCACGGCGCACCGCCGCTGTCAAGGCGTACCACGAACTGATGCGGAGCAACAGCATCCACAAGACGGGACTCCCTTCCTTTGCCGACTTCATCAACATGGGCGGCTACGGGAGCGGCTACTACGGCGACTGGTCCCCGACTGACGCCGAAATCATGGAGGCCGGAGGCGTTGCGACACCTGCGACCGCACCGGCATCTGCACCCGCCACCCGTTCGACGCAGACCACAAGGAGAACCGGCACGGGCAACCGTCCCGCATCGCAGACGCAGACCGTCGCTGAGGCGCCGAAGCCCACCGAGGGGCTCACGCAGGAGGAGCAGAACATCGTGTCCGTCTATTCAAAGTATGATACGAACGGGGACGGCGTCATCGACAACAAGGAGCGCAGGGTGCTGAACAGCAACAGCCGAGGGAGGGGAATCACTAGGCGCGACGCGCGGAACATCAGCGCCGCCCTCACGAAGAACAGGGACCTCAAGGGTTCCGTCACCGCTCCCGCCACGGGCGGACTGAGCGCGAGAAGTATAATGAATCAGTAGCAAGAAATCGACATGCCTTCGGATAAGAAAGGGAGCATCTTTCTCCAGTACCAGAACGGGACGAGCAAGTCCATGTCGCCCGACGAGTTCGAGAAGAACAGAAGCAAGATATACGGAAGCGACCCCGGAGTGCGGGCGTCGCGTATCTCCCTGTACGACCAGGGGGATGACGACATCGCGGACGACGACCGCTTCATCATCGCGTCCGAGAACGATGAGCCGTTCGAGGTGGACGCAAAGACATTCAAGGCGAACCGCGACGCGCTGTACGGTGCTGGATTCAAGAGGCTCAACGTCCAGAAGGTGCGCCCCGTCAAGTATTTCAGCGAGCAGGGCGACGAGCAGAAGGCGGTCATCAACGACCGGATCAAGGCGATTGACGATGCGGAGAGGGAGACCGACAAGGCCGCCCGTAGCGCGTATAAGGAAAGGCAGAAGGAAATGGACCAGCGCCCCTGGTGGCAGAAGGCCCTCGGTGCGCTCTCGCAGGCTGAACGGGAGTCCAATCCCTATGTCGCCGACATGAAGAACGCAGGCTCTCCCGACACATACGAGGGGTGGCTGAACACGGAGGAGCGCAATTCATACGGAGCCGACCTGAAGAACTATCAGGCCGCCAAGCGGATGCTCAAGGACGCGCAGGACCTCCAGGGCTCTCTCACGAAGGGCGAGGCGAAGAAGAACGCCGACGCGAAGGGATTCGCCGGAAAGGTGCAGAACTTCATCAAGGGTTCGTTGCAGGGGCAGAAGCAGTACGTGATGAACGAGGAGAACTGGAGCGCCCTTCTCGGCATGGAGAACGCAGGGGCGATGTACGGCCTCCAGCAGAAGATTGAGGGTGCGCTCGATTCCGTCCCCGAGAACGCAGACGGAGACGCCGTGGAGAAGGCTATCATGGACAGCCTCACGGATTCCGAGAAGGCCCTCTTCGATGCGGTCCGCGCGAGCGGTGCCGTGTCCGCGGACTTGCAGAACGAGATAGCCGGCTCGGTCAAGGCGGGACAGATAATGGCCGCCTCCGAGCGGATGGGGCTTGAGTTCCTCCTGATGAACGGGGCCGCCGGAGCAGGCGGCCGTTCGACCAAGCGTGCCGTGACCCGCTACCTCGAGAAGCGACTCGTCAAGGACGGGCTCGGAAAGTTCGCCACGGGCGTTGCGAAGGGTGCGTCCCGCCTTGCCGGAACGGAAGCCGGCGCCATGGTCGGCGGTGCGCTCCAGACAGCCCTCGGTCCGTCCACCTATTCCGAGGTCGCCAAGAGTTCGCAGGAGGCGATGAAGGCGTTCATGTCCTCTCCCGCCGCCTTCATGGACCCCGAGACGAGAATCAAGTACGGCATCGAAGGCCCGCAGAAGATGGGCGAAATGGTGTGGGACGGCGCACTCAATATGCTGTTCGAGAACGCCACCGAGTTCGGTCTCGGTCCCGTGAACAAACTCACCGGCGCAATCGGGAAGGCCGGCTACAAGGGATTCAAGAAACTCGGCTGGGACACCCTGGCCAACCTGATGTCCCCGCAGGTCAGCGCCTTCCTCAACAGAATGGGCATCCAGTCTCTCGCCGAGGAAACGGGCGAGGAGGTGAACGGCGCAATCATCGACTACCTGCGCGGAAACAAGGACGCAATCAAGGACTTCGCCGACCTGGAGAACATGGGAGTCCTCATGGCTTCCTTCATCCCGACCATAGGTCTGGGCGCGGGCGTGTCAGCGGTCCAGCGAGGTGTCGTGAACAACCGATACAACAAGGCATACGAGGCGTACAAGGACTACCTCATCGACGAGAAGGGAATGTCCGAGGACGATGCGGACCGCATCGCGTCGTCCGTCAAGGGCGAGAACCCAGAGGAACTCGGACGCAAGGCCGCCATCCTTCTCAACGCAGTCGGCAACGGAAACTCGCAGAGCAAGGACGTGGAGGGTCAGCTCATCATCGACCTTCTCACCGCCGCAAGAGACCGCAACGCCGCTCACGGCGCGGACCAGATCCGCCGTGACGAGGAACATGAGAAGGAGAGGGAGGAACTCTACGACAGGACGGGCAGGAAGCAGTTCTGGAGAACGAGGGAGGCCGAACTCACCGACGAGGGCGGTACTCCTTACACGGGCGAGGAGGAATATGTGGACTACCTCACCACGGGCGGGGAGAACAACCTCTTCATCCGCAAGGAGAACTCCGACGGAAGCCTCGACACCGTGGACGAGAACGGGAACGAGCGCACCCTCTCCGCCGGCGAGGTGGAGCAGGGGCTTAGGGACGGCACCTTCGGCGCACGGAGGAGCATGTCCGTCGAGGACTACCTCGACCTCCGCAACGGAGTGAAGAAGGACGCGGAGTGGAACGTGTCCAAAGAGCGTGTCTCCGCTATGGGGGCATACGAGGAGGGTCTCCAGTTTGGGGACGGGGCGTCGCACGATGACGTGTATATGACCAACCTCAATGCCGAGGAGGCGCGGAACAACGCCGTCGCCCTCGGCGTGGACGAGGCGGCGCTCGACTCCTCTCCCGAGGAAATTGCGAGGATGGCGTTCGACGAGAGGCAGAACGGAAACCTCGAAGTGGCCGATGCGCTTTCCGCATACGCAACCGCGAAGGGGGCGAAGCAGGGTCTGTATGACGGATATATGGAGACTGCACGCAACCGCGCCACCGTCGCCACCGACGCCGCGATGAACGGGGCGGTACTCAATGACGGGACGGTAATCACCGCCAGCCTCGGAGACTCTCCCGTGTATGTAACCTCAGACGACGTGAACGTTGCGAGGGACGGAAGCGTGTCCGTCATCGGCGGCACCCCGAAGTCAATGGTCATGGTCCGGCTCATGGACGGGACGTCCGTTCCCGTGCCGGCATTTGACCTCTCCCGTGCGAGAAAGACGCAGGCAGAGGCTTTCCGTAGCGACATGATAGACTGGGCGGTAGTCAATGCCGAGGACCAGTACGACCAGATGGCGAACACCGTCAGTCCCGAAGGAAAGACGGCTGCCCTCGCACCGTATGTCAATCACACCATCCTCATCGAGGACCCCGAGACGGGCGACGTCAGTTCCGTAACCGTCCTCGGCGTGAACCGCAACACGGGGATGGTAACGGTCAAGGACGCAACGGGCAACGGACCTTCCCGATCCATTTCCGCCGAGTCCCTCTACGATGCGGCGCAGAAGGACGAGCAGGGTGGCATTTCCCTCGACGTAACAGCCGCCGACAACAAGGTGCAGCAGGCGCCGCAAGGACAGCAGACCCAAGCCCCCGCACCGCAGACTCAGCAACCGGCGCAGGTTACGCCCACGCAGGATATTGCAGACATTCAGGGGACCAAGCAGACCATCATCCTTGACGGCGAGCCCGTGGACGTGTTCGTGGAGCAGGCCGACAACGATTCCGTCCTTTTCTCCTACGAGAACATGGACGGGGAGACGGTGAACAAGAACATGACGCCAGACGAGTTCCGTCAGGCGATGCAGGGAACGCAGACTCCGACGCCTGCACCTGCACCGACACCAGTCCCTACACCCGAGCCGGCACCCACCCAGGAACCCGTAGCGGAGACCGCGCCGGCGACCACGGCAAGCGGAATCCCTCTTGACGAGAAAACCGGAGAACCCATATACGATGCGGAAGGAATCACTCCCGAACAGGCATACGACGATATTTACGGACGCTTCGGCGAGGACACGTCCGACGCCGACTCCTTTGTCGTGGAACAGTCCGAGGCGGCAGACAAGGCGCTTGCGAAGGCGCAGAGGGCGGTCCTCAAGGCTGACGCCGAGAAGGACGAGATAGACAAGTGGAAGCGGAATCCGGGCGAGGGCCTCAACGCCTTCGCCAAACGGAAGGAGGACGCCAAAGCCGAGGTGGACAAGAAAACCGCCAAGTACCGCGACGAACTCCCCGAACTCCAGCGCAAGTCCGACTTCTGGAAGGAGATCAAGGAGGTGGCCGACGAGAACATAGCCGAGGCGAAGAAGGAAGCCGAACGGCAGAAACTCATCGAGCAGTACGGCGTTGACCCCCGCGGCTTCGACCTCACACCGCAGACGATGGAGGAAGCGCTGGCGAACGAACTCTCCGCGCTATTCCGCTCGGGGCAGAAGCTCAAGCTCGGCTCCGTCCTCGACCTCGTAGGATGGGACATGCGGAAGGACCTCCGCAAGAACGGCTACGGCTTCGTGCTGTCGAACAAGCCCGAGGCGATCCCCGTTGACAAGTTCGTCATGGATGTCGATGCGACCTATCCCGGCTACATCAGCGACGAGCAGGATGCGGTCAACATGGTCGGCGACCTGCTGATGCGGTACTCCCGTGGCGAACTCGGCCAGTTCATCTTCAACAACCGGCTTGAAGCGGCGAAGCGCCAGGCGGAGAACGAGGAAGCCCCCGCCCAGGACAATGTGCCTCAAAATGGCACAAGCGAAACTCCCGTCGTGGAGACGCCTGCGGAGACCCCCGAGACTCCCGTGGAGGAAGCGCCCGAAGTCCCCGAAGCGGAGACCCCTGCCGAGGAAACCGAGGAAACACCGGCAGAGGAAGCGCCCGAGGACCTGCCGGAAGATTTGCCGGAAGACCTTCCCGAGGCGGAAGAAGAAACCGAGGCCGCAGAAGAACCTGCGCCCGCCGAGCAAGAGCCTGAACCGCAGGCGCAAACCGAGGAGGAGACGCCCGAAAACAATGCCCCGAATCAGGAGGAAATAGGGCAGGAAAACGAGGCGCCCGCTTCCGAAACTAAAAAAGAATCAGTAACTTCGCAGAAGGAGGGGGAGAGCGAGGCCGAGCAGGAACTGACCGAGGAAGAAATACGTAACTCCGGCTATCCCGACGAGGACGTCATCGACGCGGCCGTGGACTACATCAACGGCGACAGGTCTTTCTCCAACACCTCTGCTTACAACTTAATCAAGGAATATGTTAGACCTCAGCGCAACAGAACTCAATCAACTGGCGGCAATGCCGACGGAACACAGCTGGATGGCAGACCTGTTCAGGCTTCCGGCGTGGGAGCAGAACGAGGTGGAGGCGAAGCTGGCAGAGTGGGCGGAGTCGCAGAAGGAGGCCCTGCCGAGCGGGTTCCTGGCAATCAGGATGGGGGCGTACCTTCTGGAGAAGGAGGCCCTGCAAATGCTCAGGGAGTCGGACAGCAGTCTGATGTACCGGATTCCGGAAGTAATGTCCGTGGAGGACGCGGTGAGTCTCGCCAAAATGGACGACCAGATGATGACGTCCGAGGACGAGGCGAATCTTCGGAAAAGCCTGAACAGCCTTCTGAACGGACTGCGGCCGGATCAACAGACATTACAGCCCTAGGCGGCGAACTTGAGGACCTTCTCAATCAGTTCGGGGATACCAACCTCTCCGTAGACCGCGACATCAACGGGCTTGATTCCGTATCCTATTCCACGGATGCGGAAAATCCCGACGACGGCAGGCTTTCGAGCAAGCGCCCGAAGAAGCCCACCGTCTCCCTCTCTTTCGAGGGACTCACCCCCAAGCAGATGGAACTCGCCGGGAAGATTATCTTCTCCTCGGCAAAACTCGGCTACGCATACGCAAAGACCGAGGGGCTCACCACCTTCAACGATTTCCGCAGGTGGTTCAAGTCCAAGTTCGGCGACGCCGTGATGAAGGGGCTGAACTATGACGAGAGTTCCCTGGACGCCTTCATCGGCGAGGTGTGGAACACAAAGATGAAGATTGACGGCAAGCGCCTTACGCTCGCCGAACACGCATCGGACATCCACAACGAGGAACTCCGTCAGAACGGACGAATCAAACCCGAACAGCGTGCCAGTTTGCAGAAGGCCGCCAACGAGAAGAAAATCCCGTTCAAGGCGGTGGACAGAAAGAACATCGCCGAGGCTCTCCCGCAGTTGAATCCGGGTCAGTGGGACGACCTCGTGGCCATCGAACGCCAGTTCTTCGACCCCTCCCACAACGACTATGACCACGCCTACGGAAAGGGAATGATGATTACCAACGGCACGGGTACTGGCAAGACCTACACGGGCCTCGGGACCATCAAGCGTTTCCTCGACCAGGGCAAGAAGCGAATCCTCCTCGTCGCGCCGGCCAGCATGACGAAGGAATGGGTGGACAAGGGCAAGGCCATGGGCATCGACATGGCGAGGCTCGAAAACAAGAAGGACAAGGGCGAGGGCGTGGTAGTTACCTCGTACCAGAACTTCTCCGACAACTATGCGCTGTACGAGGACGATTTCGACCTCGTTGTGTACGACGAGTGCCACAACATCCTGCTCAACCAGAAGGGCGAGGAGAAGATGGCGGTCGAGGCGCACAAGATGATAACGAACAAGAACGTCAAGGAGGCCGAGGAACGCCTCGTCTCCGTCTATACTCCGCAGGGTGTCCGGCGCAACGAACTCCGTCAGGAGGCGAAGGCGCTGGAGAAGGAGTCGAAGGACCCCGCCACCACCGAGCAGAGGCTCATCGAGATTGACCTCCGGCAGGAGGCAATCGAGTCCGAAATCGAACTGCTCACCCCGCAGATTAACGCGCTGAAGCCGCAGTTCCGCGACAGGGCCGAGAAGGCGGTCAAGAAAACGAAGGTGCTGATGCTGTCGGCGACCCCGTTCAACACGATAGAGAACCTCAAGTACGCCGAGGGTTACATCTTCCAGTACCCGAAGGTGTTCAAGTCCGACGGCACCGAGATCACGGACGAGGATTCCCGCAGTTCGGCGTTCATGAACGACTGGTTCAGGGGCGACGAGCCGATGGAGGAACGGGAGATTGCCTTCGGCGACCACCTGCTCGACGAGTTGGAGACCGTCTCCTTCCGCGAGTTGGAGAACGGCTTCGACCATAGCCGTGACTTCCCCGACGTCAGCGGCAACGTGATGGCGTCCCGCTTCAACTATGCGTGGCAGTCCATCATGCGGAATCCGAAGTACCAGCCGTTGAAGCAGTACGCAGACACGCTGTTCAAGGATTACGTCTGGACCACCCAGCTGTTCGAGTCGATGAAGGCGTCCGCCCTCCGAGACCGAATCAAGGAACACCTGGACGCCGGACGGAAAATCGTCATCTTCCACGACCGCATGCACGAATCGAAGGACAACGGCAAGCGACCGCCCGTCGGCCCTCCGTTCCAGACCGTCCTCGACCTCGCCATGCAGGGCGACATACCTCCGCTCACTTCCATCATGGAGTTCAAGCGGGAGTTCGCCGACATCCTCAAGTGGGAGGCCGGTCTCGACTACCGCCCCGTCCACGAGCAGGTCATCGACTTCTTCGCCACCGACGCCGACCGCGCGAAGTATGCGAAGGAAATGGAGGAATACCAGAAGAAGCTCGATGCGTGGAGGAAGGAGTACGACCAGTTCATCCTGACCCACCCGACGATGAAGCCGGAGGTCATAGAGAAGAAGGCTCCGAAGCGCCCGAAGGCCCCCGCGCTCAAGGCAGAGTCCGTCGCCACCTACAACGGAGAGACCTCCGAGCGTGGCAAGGAGGAGGCGAAGGCGCAGTTCAACGATGACGACAGCAAGGTCAAGATTATCTGCGTCACCACCGCTTCCGGCGGCGCCGGCCTTTCCTTGCACGACACCACGGGCAAGCACCCGAGGGTTATGATACAGACCGCCCTTCCCGTCTCTCCTATCGGATTCATCCAGGCGGAGGGCCGTATCTTCCGCTGGGGCAACCTCAGCAACGCCGCCTTCGAGTACCCCCGTCTCGGACTTGACATCGAGGCCATCGTGTTCGCAATGAACTTCAACGCGAAGGCCGAGACCGTGGAGAACCTCGCGCACGGTTTCCGTGGCAGGGGCCTCAAGGATTCCATCATGACGGGGTTCTACGAGAACTCCGGCAACGTCCCGATCGCTGGTCAGGGCATCGGCGGTGTCGAAATGGACCGCCGTGGCAACACCCTCAAGGGAATGGCGAAGGCGAAGCACGACTACGGCGTGGCGCAGCGCAAGGGAATCAAGCCCGGCGACAAGTCGGTCCCCGAGACCGTCGGCTTCGTAATGGCCGGCTGGGGCAACCTCCAGTCGGGAGACCAGGCGCTCGTCCCGTTCGCTGGCCGTGGCAGTATTGCGAGGTACATGCCGAAGGGCGTGGGCGTCTCCGCTCTTGAGCAGGACGTCGCATTGCAGGCCGACCTCGCAATCACCTCCGGCGGTGAGGACTTCAAGTTGCGTGAAGGCTCGTTCCGTGAACTCAACCCCATCAACAAGGCGGACGTGGTGTTCCTCAACGGAAACACGGACGGCGGTCTCTCGCAGGTCGAGACGATGCGGAAGGGCTTTCTCCATCTTTCCGAGGGTGGCCGTCTCGTCGCAATCGTCCCGAACAACGAGGACGAGTTGAACTTCACCATCAAGGACCTCGGCGGCGTCCTCCGCTCCACCGTCATCGTCCCCAACGCGGCCATTGACGCAGGAAAGGACGGGCTCTCCAGAATCGTCGTCGTGGACAAGGTGTCCAAGCCCTCAATGCGTGCGAAGGCCGGAACCCCGTCCGTACACGATTTCTCCAAGATAGAGAAGGACGCGCTCCCCGCCCTAATCGAAGCGCTGAAGATGCCCGAGCGCATCATCGACAAGCAGGCCATCGCCATTAAGAAGATGAAGAGCGTCGTCACCGAACTCCGCAAGAACAAGCTGTTCGGAAGCATCGACTTCTATGACGAGAACGGACCGAGGGCGAGAGTCTCGTTCTCCATGGCGAACCGCCTCCCGAAAGGCACGAACCGGAGCAAGTACCGCTTCGACACGCTGAACGGGAGCAGTTGGTTCTACACCGGCAAGTGGTTCCAGATTCCGTACACGGACTTCGAGAAGGTGAACGAGAGCAATCCGCTCATCAAGTCCTACCAGTGGCTGAAGGAAATGGTCGGCGCACCCGACAGCGAGTTCGCCAGGAGGGCATACCTTGAAGATGCGTCTAAGGAGACGGTTGACGCCTTCCGCGATATGTACCGCCAGTACATGAAGTTCATCCGCGCCGGCTTCGGTCTCTCCGAGGCGCAGATTCAGCGTGTGGCGAACGGACTCCAGCCGGATATCTCCGCGTCCGACATCGACACGCTCAACAACTACGATGAACTCCGCGCGAAGTTCGAGGCCGCCAACCACGGCGACGAGGAACGCCAGGACCTCTACGACAAGGTTGCGTCCGTCGGCGAGAAGATCGGCCTCCGCATCGGCTCGCAGGCTATGGACCGCGATTTCCTCGGCGGTTACAACAACAAGGACAACTCCCTGATGGTGAACAAGAACAGGTGGAACGGACTGAGCGACGAGAAACGGGCGCAGACCCTGCTCCACGAGTTCATCCACTCCGTCACCGTCTATGCGCTTGCGGGATATGACGCCAATGCGTCCGGAATGTCCGACGAACTCTTCGACGCCGCCAAGCTCGCTTCCGACGTGTACGACCAGATTACGAAGGGCGAACCGCAGGACGTCCGTCCGTTCACGGGCCAGTACTCCATAGAGAACGCGAAGGAACTCCTCGCCGAAATGGCGAACAACGAGACGAAGGACAAGCTGATGGGTCGTCGTATGTGGGTCATTCGTTCCAGCCGTGGCACCCGTGTCTCCGGCTCCGAAATGGAGGGAGCGGAACAGACGACCGCGTGGGCTCTGCTCAACGAGGCCCTGGACGGCATGCTCAATAACTTCGACAAGGACCTCTTTGCGAGGTTTGTCGGACGCCTTTCCGATTTCGTCTGGAACGTGGACCTCGCCGGCCGGTACAACCGCGAAGCCGATCTCGGCGCTTCCGATATGAGGGAGAACGGGCAGACGAACGAAGCCGTCGAGGATGGATATACTACCGAGGAAAAGGAAATCCGCGCAACGGCTATTGCCGACGGAACCTTTATGAAAGCCCCGAACGGGAATCCGACAAACCTGAGCGAGAAGCAGTGGCTCCAGGTAAGGACGGCCGCGTTCAAGAATTGGTTCGGTAATTGGGACATCGCCGCCATGACCACCCCTATCCTTGAAAGCCAGGGTACTTTCGCAAGCCTTTCCGAAGCGGAGGATTGGGCAAAGAAGAACTTGCAGGGCAAGGGAAGGACCAACCGCTTCACTGGTGATTATATCTCGATAGGCCGGCGTTCCGTCAAGGAAATGCTCAACGAGAAAGCCCTGAAGAACAGCGAATCCATAAACGCCCATCTGTCCGCACTCCGCTCTGTCCTCGACTTCATTGAGACGGGAATCCCTGCGGAGACTCACAGAGACGTCCACGGGAGAGACTTCGATGTAATGAGGCTCTATAACGCCATCGAAATTGACGGCGAGCTGTATCGGGTCAAATCAACCGTGAAGAAGGTCCGTTCGGGAGACAGGTACTATACCTACGAGGTACAAGAAATGGAACTGATGGAAGAACGCCGGGCGAACCGGGAGTCGGAGGGGCAGAGCCCAATCACGACCAATAGTTCCATCAATTCCATTACTGGAGCAAAGTTACTAAAAGGCGTCAAAAAAACAAACTCTTCCGAGGAAATTCTTGATTATTCCAAGATTGTGGACGAGAACGGCGAGCCGAAAGTCCTCTATCACGGGACGAAGCGCCGGTTCTGGGAGTTTGACGGAGGCAAGAGCAAGGGTAAGTTTACCGACGGCCTCAACTATTTCTCGCTCGACAGGGAGTTCTCCGAGAGGTGGATTGGACGTGACGACGCCGAGTGGAGAGAACCGGAAGATAACGAACGGATCAGGAAGGCTGAAGAAAAGCGCACCGAGCATAGCCGCGAGGTCGCCCAGGCCATCATGGAGAAGCACGAAGGCGAAGATGTGAAGTATTACGATACGCCTGAGTGGAAGGAGTATTGGGAATCCCACGAACAATGGGAGAGAGAGAATCTTGACCTTGACGGGATGACTCTCGAAGATGCGAGGTACAGGCTCGGGAACAGGATTCTCCCCGTGTTCATCAACTCCAGGAACCCGTATGTTCCTTCGGAGCGGTACGACGGCGAAGGTCGGCAGATGCTTATGGACCTCGGCGAACTCGGAGAAAACCCCGACAGAATGGACGAGGCTTATGCCCGCGGCGGTTCGTATATCTACTACGAGAAGAAGAAGGTCGTTGACGAACTGAAGGAGCGCGGCTACGATTCCATCTATCTTTCCGAGGACGTCTGGTCCGACCCGTCCAGGAATCAGCGCACGCTCGCCGTGTGGGATGCGAACAGAATCAAGTCCGCCACCGATAACACGGGCGAGTTTAATCCCGAGAAAAACGATATCCGTTACCGCGAGGGAACACGCGCCGATGTGCCGGAGCGCATCCGTCTCGCCGAAATCGAAGCAACGAACGAGACCCTCGACCGCATGGGTCAGGACCTCGGCATCAAGATTAACAAGGTCGGGCGCGAGGGTATGCCCGCCGGCCACAAGACCGCGAAGGGTTACTACAACCCCGCAACGGGCGAAATGACCATCTGCATGGACAACGTGACCGACGAGCGGGACGCCATCGCAACCGTCATCCACGAGACCGTCGGACACAAGGGACTGCGCGAGCTGTTCGGTCCACGTTTCCGTGAGGCTATGGTCAATATCTACGCATCCCTCGACGCGAAGGGCAGGGCGTGGGTGAACGGGTATATCGCCCGCCACGGCCTCGGCTTCGGAGACGAGGGCATCGCTCACGGCATGGAGGAATACATGGCGCACCTCGCCGAGAACGGGGACTTCCGCAACAAGACCGTCTGGGAGAAGATAAAGGAAATCCTCGGACGCATCGTGGACGCCGTGTTCGGCACCGACGGCTTCGTGTTCACGGACAACGAACTGAACTACATCCTCCGCGCCTCCTACGAACACCTCAAGAACCCGAACTGGCTCGACACAATCCCCGGCTGGGCGAAGGACACCCTGATGAAGCGTGCGCTCGGCATCAACGAGACCGACCCGAACAGGCCCACCGACCCCGAAGGTCCGGGGACGGGCCTCCGCTTCCGTGACGGGGAGACCGGCGTGGCAAGCGAGGACTACGACGCGGCGATGAAGGACTGGCGCAACGCCGCCATCATGGAGAACCAGAACGCAGACCTCCCCGTGAAAATCGGCATGGAGAGGATGCTGAAGGAGAAACTCGGCGACAAGTGGGAAAAGAGGATGAAGGAACTCCGTGACGACGAGGACTACCTGAAACGCCACAACGTCGCCAGCAGCCGTGCAGAGACCGAGGCCCACAACTTCGAGCTGTTCAGGTTCACCCCGCTCATGGAGCAGGTCCGCGCCGTGCAGAAGAAACTCGTCGGCAACAAGTCCACGAAGCAGACACGGGAGGACGCATACGACCGCATCCTCGACTACATCTACGCAGTCTCCGGCCTCGAGAGAAACGAGTACAAGAACAACGAGATTGAAGCCGAGAAGCAGGAGGAACTCGCCAAGCTGGACGACCCGAACTACGCGGCTTCGATGGTGAAGGCCGAAATGCAGAAGAATCCGGACAAGTACAAGACCCCGGAGGAAATCAAGGCCCTCGCCGAGAAGGTGAACAAGAAGATTGAGAAGAAGAAAGCCGACACCATCGTCCGCTACGACGGCATGAAGCGGGATTGGTCCGGCCTCACCTCTCTCACGGGACACCCGTCGAACGAATGGATGTTCGCCGAGGCTGACGCCCGCGCCCTCGTCGATTCGTTCAAGAAGGCGGTCGGGGACGACGCCATGCTCGACGCCATCTGGGACCGCATCCGGGACTGCACGGACTTCTCGCTGGAACACGCATACAAGTACGGCCTCCTGACCCGCGAGGAGTTCGAGAGACTGCACGGAACGGCGACCCAGCCGAGGATGTGGCAGTACTACGTCCCTCTGCGGGGCTTCAACGAGGAGACCGCCGAGGAGACCTTCGACTACTCCCGTTTCCTCAGCCCGTCCACGGGCGGCGCCGTCGTGAAGGAAATGAAGGGACGATGGACCGAGGCCGACAACCCGCTCGCCAACATACTGAACATAGCCGAGAGCGAAATCGTCCAGGGCAACGACAACTGGGCGAAGCAGGCCCTCTACCGCTTCGTGCTGAACGTGGGCGAGAACAGCCTGCTCACGCAGGTGGAGCCGTGGTACGTCAAGAATCCCGCAACCGATGAGTGGGAACTCGCAGAGCCGGCGCCCGGCCAGTCGCTCGAGGACTTCGAGAAGAATATGCGGAGGACGCGGGAATTGGAAGATGCGGCGGGTGTTCCTCACACCGTCAAGAAGGGACGCAGGGGGCTGAAGCTCGACAAGATAATGGCGAACAAGGCCCACCGCAACGAACACATGATCCGGCTGAAGGTCGGCGGCGTGGACAAGATGATTTGGGTGAACGGCAATCCCGCGCTTGCGAAGGCCGTTAACGGTATGAGCAGGGCGCAGAACATGAAGTGGCTGCGCCGTGCCAGCCGTGTCCTCTCCAACCTGTTCACGACCTACTCGCTCGACTTCTCCGTCAAGAACCTCATCCGTGATACCATCTACTCCCGTTCGGCCCTCATCGTCAAGGAGGACCGCGCATACCGCCGTCAGTTCGAGAAGAACTGGTGGAACAACTTCGGCTACGGAGCCTTCGCCTTCCCGATGATTCGGCTGGCGGCGCAGTGGGAGAGCGGAAAGCTCCAGAGCAAGCCGGAGAACCTCCGCACCGAGAAGGAGCAGATGTTCATCGACTTCATGACCGACGGCGGGCAGACGGGCTACACCATCATCAACTCCGTCAATGAAATCAAGAAGTCCCTGGAGCGTTCGATGCGCCGTGCGGGAGAAAAGACCGGCAGGGTAACGGTTCCGATTCTCGGCTGGTATGCCGAGGGTGTCAAGACGCTCAACGAGGCGTTTGAACTCCTTACCCGATTCACGGCGTACCAGACCTCCCGCGACATGGGACGTTCCGGCCTGCGGTCCGCTTCCGACGCGAAGGAAATCTCCGTGAACTTCAACCGCAGGGGAGCGCAGTCGGGCGAGGGCGTGTGGGGCAACATAGCCGCCTACCTCGGCGCGACGCACTACTTCTACAATGCGGGCGTCCAGGGCTTCGACAACTTCCTCCGTCTGTTCAAGGTCAGTCCCGTCAAGATGAGCGTCATCACGGGAGGACTCGTCGTCATGGGTATGCTCACCCCGATGCTCAACTCCATGCTCGCCGGTGCCTTCGGTGGCGGTGACGGAGGGGACGACGACTGGTACTGGAACCTGCCCGAGTGGGTGAGAAGGAACAACATCGTCATCGGAACGGGGCGCTGGTATCTCGCCATCCCTCTCGCCGTTGAGTTCCGCGCACCATACGGCCTCGGAGACATAGCGAGTTCGGCTTTCTACTACCACAAGACCCCGACCCGCAGTTCCGGCAAGGTGCCGTTCGGAGACCTCGCCCTCGACTTCATCAACACGGCGGCGAACATCCTCCCCGTCAATCCCGTGGAGGGCTACACCCCGTCGAACAGCAACATCGGCGACGCCATCATCCGTGCGGTCGCACCCGACGCGGGAATGTTCTTCGTGGATTGGGCGACCAACCGCGACTACACGGGCCGTCCGCTGTGGAAGGAGAACCCGTTCAACGATACCGTGCCGAAGTCCCAGGGCGCATACGCCAGCACCCCGAAGGGCATCGTTGCCGCCTGTCAGAAGATGGCTGAGGTCACGGGCGGTCGGGTGGACGTGGCCCCCGGACTCATCCGCGACTTCCTGAACAACTACGGAGGCGGTTTCTTCCGTGTCGCGGAGGACGCATCGAAGGTCCTGACGGGCATCTTCGACAACGATCCCGAGCGTCCGTTCCGCTGGGACAACGTGCCGTTCTTCAGCGGATTCACGGGACACATCGACGAGGACCGCATGAACTCCTACGCCGTGAACGCACTGCGTGAGTACGAGGACCTCTCCGAAGAGAACGTGAAGCGCCTGAACGCCGTCTGCAACACAAGCGACCTCACAGCCGCCATGGTCTACGGCGACACGCCTATCCCCGAGCAGTACGAGTCGAAGGTGAACGTCTGGAAAACCCTGCACCCGAAGGAGTACGAACTCGGACGAATGTACCGCGAGGGGATGAACAACAAGTACATGATGAAGCAGCGCAAGCGCAACGACCCGAAGCACGGGCATTACGCAGGGGAGTGGTACAAGTCCAACGACGTGGAGGAATACGGAGTCAACGCCCTCAAGAAGCAGTGGAAGGACCTCCGCGACGAGTGGATGGCGATGCCGGAGAACACCCTCGACGAGAAGTCCCTCAAGGCCAAGAAGGAACTCGACGTGGAGCAGGCGTGGCACAAGTACTACGACGCCGAGGGCAACCTCGCCGACCGGCTGATGAACAATGAATATGGCAAGTAGAAGATATGAAACGAGTAACTGAAACAGACATAAGGGTCCTGCGGTCGAGAGCCGGCAGGACTCCGAAGCCGAAGTCGAAGGTCGGCATCGACGGTATGGTCCAGCTCACGGGCAAGGAGTTCGTCTGCACGAAGGATTCCCTGGACATCCTCACCTACGCGGGGCAGTGCAAGGACTCCATGCTTTCCTATTGCAGGCAGGCGGACCGAAGCGCACGCTACTACAAGGGCGAGCAGTGGGGAGACCCCGTGGAGATAAGGGACCGTTGCGGGTGCGTCAAGACCATCACCGAGGAGGAGTACATCAAGAGCCAGGGACGTCCCGCCCTCAAGCACAACCTCATCCGTCCGATTGTCCGCAACGTCATCGGACAGTACCGCAACGCCCCGTACAAGTCTATGGTCTATTCCTCCGACGAGGGCGGTCAGGACGCCGCCGACCAGATGAGCGTCAAACTAAACGACGTACTCCGCTACAACGATTCCGTCGAACGGGACGCCCGCGAGTACGAGTCCTTCCTCGTCACGGGCGCGGGACTGTTCATCACCGGCTACGCCTTCGACCCGACCCTCGGTCAGCCGATGCCGTTCTTCCGCGCGATTGACTACCACCGCTACTTCCAGAATCCCGACGCGGTGGATATCGCCGGCAAGGACGTCCATTTCTGCGGTGACTTCATCGACATTCCCATCGACGAGGCCAAGAGCATCTACGCCCACAACAGGGCGCAGGAGCAGGCGCTGGAGGACATCTACTCCCGTGGAAACTACACCCTGCCCGTCATGTATAACGCCTTCGTGCAGGCCAATCCCGCGGCGAGGGTGTTCCTCGGCTCCCCGTATGACGACAACTGCCGTGTCATCCGCGTCTGCCGGCTGGAGGGCTTCTGGGACCTCACCGTCCACGACTACGCAGACGCTTCGTTCGAGACCTACTCCACGAGGGAGTTCCCCGACAAGGAGGCCGAGATCAACGCCGAAATCGCACGGCGAAGGAAGATGGCCGCAGAAATGGACGTGGACTACGACGACCCCGACAGCCAGCTCAAGATTGTCTACGAGAAGAAGTATGTCAGGCGGTGGGTCTACTACCACCTCACCCCGTGGGGGCATATCCTCTGGGAAGCCGAGAATCCCTATCAGCACAACAGCCACTGCTATGTGGCGAAGTTCTACCCGCTGTTCCAGGGGCAGGCATACGGCATGGTGTACGACCTCATCGACCAGCAGAGGATGATTAACCGCATGCTCATCAACCTCGACTTCGCCATGAGCGCCAGTCAGCAGGGCGTCCTCATCGTGGACGAGTCCAGCATCCCCGACGACCTCGACCTTGAGGACATCGCCGAGGAGTGGACCCGTTACCGCGGTGTCATCAAACTCAAACTGAAGGATGGCGCACCCGTTCCCGTGCAACTCGCCGGCCACCAGGTGAACATCGGTCAGTTCGAGATGGTGAACCTGATGATGAAACTGATGATGGACATTTCGGGCGTGCAGGGCGCGATGCAGGGCAAGTCCGCTCCGGCAGGCACTCCCGCATCCCTTTACAGCCAACAGGTCAGCAACTCGCAGATAAACGTCCTCGACTACTCCGAGGCGTATGCGTGGTTCATCGAGCAGAGGGACTACAAGCTGATTCAGATTACCCAGCAGTTCATGCCGTCCGGCTACTCTCCCGCTCCCGAGGGCGGCTCGTCCTTCTATGACGCGGACGAGGTGCGGAAGTACAAACTCAAGAATCAGATTCGCAGGAGCATGGACACCGCCGTGGTGCGACTTTTCCAGGAGCAACTCATCGCCAACCTTCTCATGGGCGGCGCCGCCACGATCCAGCAGTACGCGAACATGGGAGTCCCGTTCGGGAAGGACCTTCTCGCCAAACTCGGCCAGGCGCAGGAGCAGTTGCAGAACGGCGGGGGAATCAGCGAACAGCAGCTCGCGGACATCCAGGCTTCCCTGCCGGAGGTGGACCCCGCGAGGATGGCAGAAACGACAAGATTCGCACAAAGATAAAGGAGGACAGACATGGAAATCGACAGGACTATCACAAACATCTGGACCGTGGTCATCCACGAGGAGGAAGTGTTCCAGCGCGTCACGGACGAGTCGCTGATGAACACCTACCAGCGTGCGGCAGAGGCTCCGCACGGGGACGGGAACGTCATCACGGACGACGACCGGGCCTTCTTCGAGAGGTACTACCGTGCCGCCCTCGCCGAGCTGTCGGCCCTCCTCGCCAAGCGGACCTACCGATACGGCGGTAGCATCGTGAACACGCACGACCCCGACACGAAGTTCATCACCACGACCTACACCCTCGCCATGACCGAGAACCATGAGTCCGGCCTATGCCAGCCGCTCGCCTCGCACTGCCTCGAGTTCATCGTGGCGAAGGTGAACGAGAAGTGGTACGGGCGTGGGACCGATTTCGGGAGCGAGACCGAAAAGGGATTCATCAGGGAGATACTCAACCACCGCCGCCACTGCATCGAGCGGCCGATGAGAATACTTTAATCGTCAAACCATAAAACACTTTCAGCACTATGTACGCAAAGATTGCAGCGGCAGGCACCACTCCTGCGAGAATCGTTTTCTTCTACAACAGGGACACCCTGTTCAACGACGTGTCCCTCATGTCCAACTACATGGCGAAGAACCTCGCCACGAAGGACGGGAACTCCCTCACCGACGACTACGCCATCAGCGGTGACGAGCAGGACATCGTGGACGTGAGCATCCGCGCCGCCCTCCCCGACATCTACGAGGCGATGACCAAGATTACGACCGCCGTAATCCCGGCCTTCGAGGACAAGCACAACTACGCCTCCAGCACCACCGTCGGCAAGGACATCGAGAACAACAACGTCACGGCGGCCGCCGGCGACTATGTGGAGTTCTACATCCTCGACAACAACGCATACAACGCCAACGTCATCACGATGGTGGACGCGAGCCTCTACAACTGCCTCAAGCAGGGGGTCTTGAAGGAGTTCTACTCCACGGTACTCCAGCCGGAGTTCTTCAAGGTCTGCTCCGACCGCTTCGTGGCCGAGCTGTTCAAGATGAAGAACCGGCTGTTCCAGCTCAAGAAAAAGAGCGTGGTCAGCAACCTCAACTAGAAGGTGGATTCGCCGCCCGTGTTGGTGTGTCTCACGGAGGGCGCCCTGCGAGGGGCGTCCTCTATTATTTTCACGGGCTCCATGCCGCCGAACGCGATGTAGCACCCGACGGCGGTGGTGTCCTGAATATCGTCGTGCGTACCCTCCATAGCCTCAATCTTCCCGCCAGGTGCGTTCATCAGCCACATGGCCTCGTCCGCCGCGTCCTGCGAGTATTCCATGTAGTCCCCCTCGCGGATGCGGACCGTGTAATCGTCGTAGGCGAGGTACTTCGTCTGCTTGTTCATGTGCCATCCGATGTGCCGCGTGGCCTTGTCGTCCTTGTTGTCGGGGGCGGTGCGCCTGCGGTAGAGGTTCCCGTACATACCGCCGAGGGTGTCCAGGACGGTGTAGGTGTGGTCGCCCTCGGACACGGCCGCATCGTCGGATTTCTTGTTCTTCGACTCGTAGGTGTTTGACTCTATGACGAGCAGGGCGTCATCGTAGTAGTGCGCTATCTGCGCCGCCTTGTACGCCAGCAGGTCGGGATCAACGTGTCCCCGCCAAAGAGCCGCCCTCTCCAACGCACCGAACTCGCCGGCCATCGAGAGTCGGTCGAACACGGAAACAACGGACCAGTCGGCTCGGTAACTGCGCCCGCCCACGTCCACGGTGACTATGAAGCGGTTCTTGACCTTCTTTCCCTCCGGGTTGTTGTCGGTGGGATGTATCCAGATTTTCAGCACCTCGGTCTGCAAGGCGTCGTTCGGGTAGAGTTTCACGTTGTCCATCACCTTCTCGCCTATGGTGGCGTCGCCACGGATGTCGCCGATGAACTTCGGCGCACGGATGTTCTTGTGGAGCCAGGACAGCAGGTCGTCGGAGAAGTACCGCCCGCTCTTTGTCTGGAACGCCTCCTCCGCCGTGGTCGGGTACTCGGACTTCATCTGGAAGTCGTTCCAGTTCTTCTCCTTCTTGTAGCGGTTGTACCAGTAGATGCCGTCAAGGGTGGCCCCCTGCTCCCACTGCCACCAGTTGTATTCCGTCCATGTCTCCAGGAACTCCGCCGTGCTGTGGTATCGGTCGAGATACCGCCTAGTGTATCGTGCGTCAACGAACCAGCCCACGAACACGGGCCGGATGCCGTTGGCGTTGTTCTTCTTGTTCTCCACGGCGGCGAGGTACTGCCGGTGGAAGTAGTTGCCGACGCCCTTCGCCGTGGACTCCATCACAATCATCGTCCCGGGTACGTCGGGGACGGTGGAGTAGAGGGCCATAGCCACGTCGTCTCCCTTCGCCTCCTTCGTGTCCTTCCAGAGGCCGACCTCGGAAAGATGCACCATAGAGAAGTCGAAGGAACGCAGGGCGTCCGGCTTCGTGGCCGAGCCAATCTGTATGCGGCATCCGCGCTCGGGTATGATTCGTATGAGTTCCGTACCCTCGAAGCGCCGGAAGGTGATTCTGGGACTCCACTTCGGCAGTTTGGCGATGAGGTTCTTATACATCGTTCGGATGTTCACGGCCTGCGTCTGATTGAGGGCGACGATGCAGGAGTGCCAGTTCTCGAACCAATAGCGCTGGAGCCAGCTCATGTAGCACTGCGTCGCGGTCGAGCCGCCCCATTGGCGGGCCTTTACGAGAAGCACCCGTATCGGCACGCCGGCGAGCCTCTGCCTCTCGAACTCGCCGATGAGGATTCGCTGGCCCTCGTTCAGTATGAGCGGTATGAACGCCTTCGTCTCCTTGTCCTGAATCCTGTCCTCGGTGGCGGCGCTGAACTCGAAATCGTACTTGAGACGAAGCACCATCAGGTGTTCCACCACCATCTTTCTGTTCTCCTCGGTGTCGTACTGCCCCGTCGCCTTCAGCAGTCCGCTCGCCCCCTTGTACCTCGTGTACGCCCTGATGAACGGATCGGTCAGCATTTCGTTCGGGACCCAGTACGTGTTCCCGTCTATCTCGAACTGCGAGCGGGGAACCACCTCGCCCTGCTCGTCTCCTATCACGGGGTCGTAGACGCGGAAGTACCTTCTCCTGCGTGCCTTGTCCTCGCGGAGCATCAGTATTATCTTTTCCCTATCTGTCGGCATCTTCGAGGCAGTCTTTCAAAAGTGATATGAGTTTGTCGTTCCTCTCCACGACGGAGCCGAGTTCCTCGTTCGCCGACGAGAGGTCGCTTATGAGTGAGAGGATGTTCTGCCGGAAGGCTGAAAAGTTCACTTTATGTGAATTATTCTTCTCAGAAATGATGTTCAGAAGCCTGCCCTTGCTCACCCCGTACCGGAGTGAGACGGCGTCGCACGCCTCCTTCTTCGCCTGCCTCTGTTCGATGCCCTGGTGAATCCTGTGGCCGAATATGGCATAGAAGAAGGTTACTATCTCGTCGTTTCGTCCTATCCGTTTCGTGTATTCCGCCATAGTAATGAGCGAACGATTCCGGCTAACCGGAACAAATATAAAAGTTTTAATCGGTTTTCACAAATTGTGAAGATATTATTTGCCATTGTATCTATTTTCGGAGCGTAATTTAAGTTACGTGTTATGCCCGAGAACGAAATGAAACCCCAGGCGGCACCGCTCCCGAAGTATCGGGAGAGGCTGAGTCGCCGTTACCCCGACGCCAGCCCGCAGTCCGACCAGGAATGGGACGACCTCGCGGAGAAGGCTTACGGCGAGGACGAGGCGAGACTCAAGGGCTTCGAGGACAACAACAAAGTCATCGAGGACCTGCTTGACTCCGACAAGGACCTCGCGTCGGTCGTTTCCGAAATGATTGTCAACGGCACCCCGTTCCGCGCCGCCGTCGCAAAGTTCTTCGACCCCGAGTCCCTCGTGGCGAAGGAGGGCGACGAGGACTACGAGTACTACCAGAAGTCCGCGGACGAGCGCAAGGCGATGGGCCGCGCCTTCCGAGAGAGGGGGGCGCAGAGACGGGCCAACGAGAAGGACGCCTACGACAACATCGACAAGTTCGCCGAGAAGCACGCGCTGGAGACCGCCGAGAAGGATGCCTTCATCGCCTTCGTGAACGAACTCTACAACGACCTTTCCGACCTCAAGCTCTCCATGAAAACGCTGGAGAAGCTCTACAAGGCGATGACCTTCGACGAAGCCGTGGCGGAAGCTGCGGAAGCGGCTGGCATCGACGCGAAGAACCAGGCCATCGAAGCCGCCCGTGTCAAGAAGGCGGCGTCCGTGGCGGGCGACGGCGTCCCCACCCCCGTCGGCGGCAGTTCGCCGGCTCCCGAGAAACCCAAGTCGAAGCCGACAATCTTCGACGACCTACCGAAACGTAAATTCTAAACAAACTAACAAACAGCCATGAAGTTCCCTTCTTACGCACCCAGATTTTCGCGTTTCATCGTCGGCCCCGGCTCCGCCGAGGTCACTGAAACCACCACTTCTCAGTCCAGCGAGTTCGCCGCCGTTGACGGAACCACCGTCGTAGGCGAGAACGCTCCCTCCACGACCGTCGTCAAGGCGGGTTACATGGACGACGACCTTGACAAGAAACTTGTCCTCGTCCGTCCGCAGGACACCCCTATCGACACCTTCACCCGCACCATCGCCAACAACGTCAAGAGCGAGGCGTGGGAGGCCGGCGGTTGGGAAATCGGCACCCGCGAGGTGTGGGACCGCCTCGACAGCGCCTACTCCTCCGGCACGTCCATCACCGTCAAGAACCCCGACATGTGGAAGCCTGGCGACACCCTGCTCGTTCACACCATCGGAAACGAGGCCAGCGGCTATGCCGACACCGGCATCAAGTACGACTCCGCTTCCCCTGCACAGCCCGTCGCCCTCATCGTCAAGAGCATCAGCTCCGCGACCCTGACCGTCCAGCGCGTCGGCTCCCTGTCCGCGAGCATCCCCGCCCTCGACGACGAGTCCATCCTCCAGCGCCTCTCCCCGGCCGTGTCCGAACTCGAGGCGTCCGTGGAAGGCTTCGCCATCCAGCCGAGCGACCGCAAGTACTACAACCAGACCCACATGACCCAGGTCGAGGAGTCCGTCATCCACAGCCTCCTCAAGAAGAAGGTCGCCATGGACTTCTCCGTCTACAAGGAGCAGACCCTGTGGGACTTCAAGCGGGGCATGGAACTCTGCAACCTGTTCGGCGTCGGCGGTCTCTCCAAGAACGCGAAGGGCGAACTCGTCCACCACTCCACCGGCCTCTGGTGGCAGGCGAACAAGCAGACCACCGTGGACTACTCCGCCGCCATGACCGACCAGGACTGGAACGCCATCGGCCGCTACATCTTCGAGGGCAACAACGGCGCCGACCGCAGACTCCTCTTCGCCGGCAACGGCCTGCTGGAGCAGATCGCCAACGTCAAGTCCTACCAGAAGCAGCTGGAGGCGAAGAACACCGAAATGGTCCTCGGCCTGCGCGTGTTCCGCATCGAGACCCCGTTCGGCGAACTCCTCGTGAAGCCGATGAACTCCCTGTTCGAGGGCTACTTCTCCAAGTGCGGCCTGGTCATCGACCCGAACTTCGTCAAGAAGTACGTCATGGAGCCGCTGACCACCACCCAGCTCGACCTCAACAAGACCGGTCAGCGCCGTGTGGACAACGCCATCCGCATCCACGAGACCTACTCCCTGTTCCTCGAGAACCTGCCTTGCCACTGCAAGATTGTTCCTTCCGCCTAAACGGCGAGTCCTTCATAGACGGGCGGTGGTGTGAGACAGTCACCGCCGCCCGTTCTTAATTCCAAGAAGTATGGCAAAAAAGACTTATAGGACCCATTCGCTCAAGAGCCTCCTCCTTATGATGAAGGACGAGAACGGCGAGCGCATCGAAATCAAGTTCTACGGTGGAATCCAGGTTGACTCGACCGCGAAGTTCACCACGAAGAACCCGAAAATCCAGGCCCTGCTGGAGAAGTCCAGCGGATTCGGGCGCGACTACTACATCGAATCCGTCGTGGAGGACGAGCCCGCCCCCGTGGTGGAGAAGAAGGAAACCGTCCGGAAGGAGGAGAAGCCGGTCATGGACGAGATGAAGGGTTCCGAGCGTTTCCGCAACCTCGTGGAGATGAAGAACCGCATGAAGGAACTCGGCATCGAAATCGAGAAGGACGCGAACTACGCGAAGACGAAGGCGGCCGCCATCGCCGCCGGTTACGACTTCCAAATCCAGCGATAAGAAATGACACGGGCGGAACTCATAAAGCAGGTTGCTCTGCGGATGGACGAGGTGTCCCCGGACATAACCATAGCCAACCTCTCCGTGGACGGGTCGGACAACAACCCGCTCTACACCCTCATCGACGGACTTATCGACGGGGGACTGCTTGAACTGTTCTCGGTCGCCCAGTATTGGCGCCTGCCGCAGAAGGCGTTCACATACAGCTCGACCGCCTCCGCGAACCAGATCATCGTGGAGGTCCTCCCCGACGCTCTCGCGGACCGCACGTCCCCGGGAAACGGTGATGCGGAGCTTGTCTCGCCGAGGAAGATGATCCGGCTGAAGGTGCCGGACGACTTCCTCCGCGTGGCCGAGATCAACTGCACGGATTTCCTGCGCCCCATCACGGAGGTCGTCACGGAAATCTCCGAGGCCGGGAAGCGTCAGCACAACCGCGCACTCATGGGCAAGGAGGCCAGGCCCGTCGGCGTCATGTCGCACGGAATCTGGAACAGCGCACAGGCAAGGGAGATTGACTGCTACTCGCTGTCGAGCGGTTCGACCGTCTCCGCGTCGAACAACAGCATCGTGGCCTCGTACATCGCGAAGCCGGCCACCATCAGCGACTCGTCCTCTCCGGCCGTTTCCGTGGAGACGGCCCTCGGCGGATCGTCCGTCCTCGTCCCGGCCCTCGAGTGGCTCATAGCCGCCCGCACATTCGGGGCGAGGGGAGACGCAAACCACGCCGCCATTTGCCAGCAGAACGCGCAGAACGTACTCGTATAACACGCAAACCCGAAAACACATTATAGCCATGATGAACAGAGAAGAAATCATAAAGGCCGTCAACAACTTCCGAGGCGCCAACCGCGAGTTCTCGCAGGAGATGGGACCGATCATTGAATCCATCCTCGCGCTCGTCACTCCCGTCGAGGCGGCCGACATTACCGCCCTCACCGACGAACAGCTCGACGCGCTCCAGCCAGGGGACGTCGTCAAGAAAAAGACGGGCAACATGTACCACACCTACATGGTGTCCTACAAGGGCGAGGGCGCAGGGCAGGGCATCTGCCTGACCTATGTCGCTGCCGGCCTCATCGAGACGGTGTCCTACGACCGCACGGATTCCGGCTGGGCGTACAACTCCACGGACGTCTGTCCCATCGAATACTAACCGCTAACCCGAACAAGTCATGTCGGCAGTACATTCGGACCTCCTGTTCGTGCAGAACGGAAACGGCGGGCAGGGTTGCGGTTGCGGTTGCAACGGAAAGGGGCAGACCATGGTGTTCCGTTCAGTATGGGACCGCCTGTGCCAGCAGCTTTTCGGCGCCATCCCGCCCGGGATGAACACGGACGACATTCTCCCGGACATAACCATCTGGCAGAACGGAGTCGTTCTTCAGGACGAGGAGGGCGGAGAGTTCTCCTTTACCGTAACCACGTCCGACGGCGAGGCCCCGAAACCGCAGGACGTCATTCTCTATAAGGGAAAATACTACATCGTCGGAGAGGTGGACGATCCGAACCAGTCAGGCGGTCAATCGGCCGGCGTCAGCGATGTGGGCACCGACCCGCACGGCCAGCAAGCGCCGGGCGACGACGTCGTCCCGTCCGGCGTAAGCGACGGAGGCGGCAGTGATGCGAGTGGCGAACAGGCGTCCCCGGACACCGGGGTGCAGGCGTCCGAACCGATTGGCGACAACACCGACCCGTCGGCCCAGGAGCAGGACGGCAACGGGGGGTCCGCAGACACGCCTTCGCAACATTACATCGACGACAGCGAAGGAAGCATGAAGGAGAGAACAAATTAAAGCGTTTGAACAATGGCAGGAGTTACCACATATACCTGCAACAAGTGCAGGCCCGTAGATACCGAAATCATCGAGGCGTACCTCATCCTCACAAACACCAGCACTACCGTCTCCCAGCAGGAGGCGGGCCGCGTTGCCGCCGAGAATGCCCGCGTCCTCGCCGAGCAGGGGCGGACACAGCAGTTCGCCGAGGACCACGGGATTGCGGTGGAAGATCATCGCATAGCAAGCGGAGACCACACCCTCGCCGTGGCGGATCACGGCACCGCATCGGACGACCATGTCCTTGCGGTCGCAGACCACGGAACGGCCTCGGACGACCATACCGCAAGCACATCTGCAACCGCCCGCGCGAACGATGCGGCGGCGGCGGCCGAACACATGGTGGACATTCATCAAGGTCCTCCCGGACCTGCCGGCAAGGCGCCTGTCGTGGGCGCGAACGGAAACTGGTTCGTGTGGGACGACGACACCGAGGCGTATGTGGACAGCGGAGAGCAGGCGCAGGGTCCCGAAGGCGATCCTGGCGCGACGCCCGATTTCTCCATCGGCACCGTTTCCACCGGCGCTGCGGGTTCTTCCGCTGCGGCCTCGATTACGGGAACGCCGGCGGCTCCCGTCCTCAACCTCACGATTCCGCAGGGCATTCAGGGCAACACGGGCTCGTCCGTGGACTATCCTTTCGAGCTCGTGAACAATGAGGAGACGAACGACGCGACGAAGGCGCACACCGCCGCCGGCGCCAAGAGGCTGAACGACAAAATCGGTCAATTAGAGGCCGAAGTGACCACCCTTTCCGGCAGATACTACGGGGTGTTCAACGATGCCTCGGAACTCCCGGACGATGCGGGGGCGGTGGGATATGCGTTTGTCGGAACGGCAGAACCATTGAATCTTTATTCGTTTGACGGGGAGGATTGGACGGACACGGAAATCCTAATTTCCGGCATTGTCGGCCCACAGGGTATTCAAGGCATACAGGGCATACAAGGCCCGGCGGGTGTCACATCGGTTGTTGCCTCGGTGGACAACAATACGGGTGTCCCGTCCGTTGATGCATCCTTGAACGATGGTGTCCTCACCCTTACATTCCACAACTTGAAGGGTGTCCAGGGAAACACGGGTTCAAGTGTTTCCTACCCGTTTACGATTGTGAACAACACCACCACCGATGATGCGGAACAGGCATTGTCGGCATCTATTGGAAAGCACTTACAGGATGAAATAGACGGAATGTCGGTCGAAACCACCGACAACTCCGACCTGGACATCATTGATGAAAATTTATACTCCATCGTTCGATTCAAGGACGGACACATCAAGACAAAGAATTTCGATAGTGCCGATATGTCCGCAGTTACTGCGGAATCGTGCGACCTGGACATTGTGGACAGCGACGGATATTCCGTAGTCCGTTTCCAGGGCGGTCATATCAAGACAAAGAATTTCGATAGTAGCCAATTCAATCCGGGGATGGTGACTTTCGATTCCGCATCGAAATCAATCAAGGCCGACAAGGTTGCCTTCGCCTCCGGGGAAAGTATGTCCATAACCAACCCGGACATTAAAAACCCGTACCAACTTTCGTTTGTCGGCTCGGTCACAACGATGGGTACGCTTTCCATCTTGGTAGGTAGTGCGAACAACTACGCAAAGGGACGGGTGGACATTGACGGAACGAATGTGGTTGTCTATCAGTACGGGACTTGGGCAACGGAAACCTACCCGCACGGACTGACCATCACCGATGACATCGCAATCGTAATCAAGACAACGGGTGTCCAGTTGGCGGAACTTACCCTTATGACCGGGGCGGGTGATGTGTTCAAGAAGGAAATATCTTGGAGTGGATGCAGTAGCGGTTGCACGATTTCCAACACGGGCGGGAGTTATGCGGATTGCTCGTTCGTGGCTAACTACTACGGCCTTTTGAAACCCGTTTGGATTTTCGGTGATTCCTACCTTGACCGATGGACAAGGATAGTGAAGGGTATGGGATTCGACAACTTTATGATTGACGGATTCAGCGGTCGCAACGCAACCCAGGCCCTGTCCTCGTTCCAAAAGGACATCTTGCTTGGCGCTCCGAAGGTTGTCCTCTGGATGATGGGGATGAACAACCCGGATAGCGGTGGCGGTGTCACTACCGCCTGGAAGGAGGCATTCGACACCATCTACAACTATTGCCTGGACAACAACATCGAATTTATCTGCACCACCATTCCAAATGTCCCGGCCTCGCAGTATGAGAACACCTACAAGAACGCATATATGGAGGATAGCGGGGCAAGGGTGATTGACATTGCGGGCGAACTTGGTGCGACCTCTCCGGGGGCATCGTGGTATCCGGGACTGCTTGGGCCGGATAATGTACACCCTACCGATAGCGGTGCGATGCGGATTGCACTCGCCCTGTTGAGAAATATCGCTTGTTTAACCGAAAAATAGAATACAAATATGAGCAGAGCATTAGTTATCAGAGGTGCGGACTTCTCCGCAAATGCGGTCGCACAAGTGAATGTGAATCTCCCGTATGATGCGGAGGTGGAATACCTTCAAGGTGACGGGACGGCCTTCATTGACACGGGCATCGCACCGAACAATACCACAAGATTCAACATAGACTTTAATGTTACAACCCCTTCCGGGAGTGTCCCGATAATGGGTTCTCGTACAAGTACGTATGTAGATAATATGGTGGTGTATTTCGGTTGGGGTAATTCGGCATCCGACAAAAAGTGGAATTTTCGATTCGCAACGGAAATCAAGGGAGGGGTCGATACTGCAACCGGAGACCTTTCGATAAACAACATCGAAACCGCAAGCACACTCGTTATAAGTGGTGCAACATCCGGAAGTATCGTGGCAACCCCAGCCACATTCACGGGGACTGAACCGATTTACCTGTTTGAATGGAACAGGGGTGACGGGACACGCACCGACCAAATAGCGAACAACACCGCCCTAAAAATCAAGAGTTGCAAACTCTACCAGGGGACAACCCTTGTGCGGGACTACATCCCTGTCCGTGTCGGCTCGGTCGGCTACCTCTATGACAAAGTGAGCAAGGAGTTATTCGGCAACGAGGCGGGTAGCGGTGCATTCGTTATCGGTGCTGATAAGTAACTTCCGGCCCTAAATGATTAAGTATGGAAACGGTAAAATATCTATGTGAATTTTTCTTCACGAACTTTTGGCATTGGCTTGGCTTGTTCTTCATCGTCCTTGCCATCTTTGAAGGTGGACTGATTCGTAACATCAAAGTCATTGACAAGAGTGTGAACAAAGAAAAGGAAGATACTTCGGCCCTAACTGACTGACTTGGGAAGTCCGAAAGCCGCGGGTGTACGGCGCGGCGAGTAGGCTTCCCTCTTAATAAACACACATAAAAGGCAAAGGAATATGCAACGCATTTTGCAGAGCATCTGGCTCAAACAAATGGACATCGTGCAGAGTCCGGGCGGGTGGTTCGCCGGCCTCGGCCTGTTCGTGTTGGAAGCGCTGACGGGTGGGAAGCTCGTCATCTACACGGTGGTCATTGCGTCCATCATCGACCTGGCCTGCGGCATCGCGGTAAGCCAGAAGAAGAAGCAGTTCACCTTGTCGGAACTGATGCGGAATACGGTGGAGAAGCTCGCCGTGTATGGCGCCGTCCTCCTCGCGTTCCTGTGCCTCGACAAGGTCATCTCCGCGGACACGGCGCTTGACATCGCCATCACGTCCGGCCTGGTCGGCGCCGTCATCACCATGTCGGAGGCGTGGTCATTCTCCGCTTCCCTCCTCATCCTCTTCCCGAAGAACTCGTTCCTCCGCCTCATGCAGAAGGCGCTGACCGGCGAGATTGCGAAGAAACTCGGGTGTGAGCCGGAGGAGGTCGAGGCCATCCTCAAGACTTACCGTGACAAGAAAGTCCAGCCCCGCAACGAGAAGGGGCAGTTCGTCAGCAAAAAGAAATGACCTATGGCCGATTTCAAGTATTTCACCCTCAAGGAACTCTGCGCCTCGGACGTGGCCACGAAGAAGAAGATTGACAACTTCCCTTCATGGACCGTGGTGTCGCACCTGACCGAACTGACCGAGAAGATTCTCGAACCCCTGCGTATTTCGTGGGGGAGTTCCATCAACGTCACGTCCGGGTATCGGTGCGATGCGCTGAACAAGGCGGTCGGAGGTGTCGCTACCTCGGCGCACAAGCAGGGCTACGCCGCAGACCTCCAGCCGGGAAACGGGAAGATCGACGCCTTCGGCAAGTTTGTCAAGGAGTGGCTGACCAAGAACCGCATCAAGTTCGACCAGTGCCTGTGGGAGCAGAGCGGAAAGACAAAGTGGGTCCACATTTCTCTCTATTCATCCACCGGCTCGCAGAGGTGCGAGACAAAGAACCTCGTCGTGAAATGAAAACTTTCCTGAACATCGTCCTTTGGATATGGCAGCTCCCGCAGAATCTGCTGGGGCTGTTCTTCCTCCTTTTCCTCAAGCCGGAGTTCTCCATCGTGTTCCGCACGTCGAAGATTTACTACTCCACGGAAATGCGTGGCGGCATATCCCTCGGACACTACATCTTCCTTAACGACAAGTATTGGGAGAAGGAGGACGGGGATTCCGAACTGCACGAATACGGACACGGCTTGCAGTCAATCTATCTCGGGCCTCTCTATCTTTTCGTTATAGGGATTCCGTCAATCCTCTGGGCGGCGTGGTGGAACGACAGCAGGCCCGTATCCTACTACGCATTTTACACCGAGCGCTGGGCTGATTACCTGGGCGGGGTGAATAGATGTGAATAATATGAAAAGGCTCATCCTCATACTCGCGGTCCTCGTCCTGCTTCCCGGCTGTTCACTTCTCCGAAAGTATTTCCGGGAAGTGGAAACAGTTGTTGTCCACGAGACGAAGGACAGCCTGATCATTCGAGACCGCTACATCCACGACACTTTGAACGTTCCGGTCCCCGTCTATGTGGAGAAGAACGTAACCAAGGACGACTCCTCCCACCTGGAGAACCCCTATGCGGTCAGTGACGCCTGGGTGAAGGACGGTCTCCTCCATCACACTCTTTGGACGCAGGGAAAGATGGAGGTGCCGGTGGACATCCCCGTTTCCGACACGACCGCCATACACAGCGAAAACAACACCACCACGCACACCGAAAAGGTCTATGTAGAGAAAGACCTTAACCCGTGGCAGAAGTTCCGTCTGCGGGCTTTCTGGTGGCTTCTCGTAGGACTCGCCGGATGCCTCGTATGGATATTCCGCAAACCTATTCTTGCCTTGATACGGAAATTCATTTGAACTAGACCCGCCGGCGTCCGTTGATTATGTCGGAAGTATGATTCGGACAAAGGCGGGGTCCTCACGCGAGGGCATGAAAAAGCCCTCGGACATATTTGTAAGAGTACCACCAATTACAAATCAAGCGCATCCGCTACTGGCCGAGGGCTAATGCTCCTTCAGTAGAGGGTGCGCTTAATTAGTGGTACTATGCAAAGATACGAAACTATGACTGAAAACCAAAACTTTGCGAAACAAATTATACTCGAGTTCCTCGATTTCATCCATTACAAGATAGAGAACGACAAGCTCACGATGGAAGAAGCAGAGTCCATAGCGAGGACCATCCAATGCAATATGCCACTCACGGGTACGACAGACGATTTCGCAAAGTTCTACGGAAAGACAAAGACGAACGTCACCACGGTCATAGACCGGAGGATGCTACCGAAACCACGCCGTGTCCTCCTTCACTCCTTCAACGAGTTCCGCAAGTCAGTACCGCAGTCGTGGCACGTTCACAAGGAAACATAAGCCAGTCAGCGCATTAGCCCATGTCGTGTGATTTCTTTCCGGCGGACAGAAGAAAGGGGCATCTTTGTGTCGGTAGATGAACTACCATAGCACTCAAAGTATAACCCTAAATTCTCTTTGTCATGGCAGAAGAACACATGATGTACGGCCTTTCGCCGTATGAGGCGATGAAGCTGGACAATATGGCTTCCCGCCGTCCGAACGGAGCCGCCGTCACTGGCATCGTCCTCGGCAGCGTCGGTCTCGCCGCCGGAATCGGCGCCTGGATTTTCGCCCCGATTTTCGCCAACGCGAAATCTAACGGAATCCGCGACCTCGCCAACGCGCAGTTCGCCGCGAACAACCAGCAGATCGCCAGCCTCGCCAGCCTCCTCGGCACCGAGCGGGCAGAGCGTGTCGCCCAGGGCGTCACGATTTCCCAGAGCATCACGGACAGTATCAGCGGTAGTCAGTCCTCCAACCTGACCGCACAGCAGGCCGCCGAACTCTCCAGCGTCCAGAGCGTGATGCAGCAGACGTACAGCGACTTCGTCACGGGCCGTGCGTCCCTCAACCCGACTCCCGTCAGCATCTACTCGGCTCCCGCCCCGTGCGGTTGCCCCGGTTGCAACGGTTAGCGTCAGTTTTCCCCGGCGGGGCGGTGTCGCGTCCGTCCCGCCATTCCTTTGTAAATATGGACCAGAGTTTACAAGATGTTCAACAAGAAGAGACAGGAACGCCTCGTAGAGAAATTGAGTATGATTAAGCCGACCAGCAAAGCCGAACTCAAAAGGACATGCCTGTACCTTTCCAACCTTGACGTGGACAAGGCGGAGAAGATGTACGACTTCCTCGTCAAGGACGTGGACATACCCGACTACGAGCCGTCGTCGAAACCCTTCATCCAGAACTTCGGGGAGCAGGCGAGCGGTGTGTTCGGATGGTTCCGCGAGAATCAGGACATGATAGGGCAGGCGGTGGATTTCGTCCGCGGAATCATCGCATCGAGGAAGGGCGGAGTGCATCCGGCAAATCCTCTCCCTCCGATAAACGGATAGCGCGATGGGCGGTTACGAGGTCAGGTTCAACGTGTACGCAAACTCCCAGGAGGAGGCGGACCGCGCATCGGAGGCGGTCAAGGCGTTCATCAGCGAGAAGGCGAGGATCGGCGTCGCGGTCACGGCGGAGCGGATCGTCTCGGCTATCTCGAAGTACAAGGACAATTATTTCGTGACGAACTATTTCAAGTGATATGGCAGACAAATGTACGGGCGAGTGCCTGAAGTGTTCCTTCCAACAGCAGGTGTACTGCTCGGCCCAGCGGACCTATGCTATAATGAACAACCAGGAGGCCATCGTGAACAGGCTCGACATCATCGAGGACATGCTCTCCGGCTTCGAGAGGAAGGACATAATCCCATTGGAGGATAATGCACAGAAGGGCTCCGGTGCAGAGAATAGGGAGCCGTCAACAACTTAATCCATCCAAACGATATGGCTTGCAACAACTACAACGGGCAGACGTTCGTGAACACCTGCATCCCGGTCCCCGGAGCCACGGCGACCGACGCCACCTATGTGGTGGACCTCACGCACTACACATGCGGACAGAAAAAGATCTGCGCCAACGGGGCTTATCCCGTCACCGCAGACCTCAAGTACAAGGCGGTGGGCGCACCGCAGTCCGTGGGAAACGACGCCTACGTCCAGGACATCCTCATCACCGGCACCTGCACATACATGCCGTACAAGAACGGGCAGGGCAACTGCGGTTGCGGATGCAACTGCCCCGTGACGGAGAACGTCTGGGCGACGGTCAGCGTCCCGGTGGCCAGCGCGACCGCACCCACCGTCACCGCCGGAGACGTGATAGCGTCCCCGACCAACCTCAAGGACTGCTGCTCCGTCACCAACGCGGTCTCCCTGGTCGGATCGTTCAATCTCGCCACCGCGTGATGATTACGGAGGCCGCGCTGATTACGGTTAGCTGCGTCCTGTTCGTGCAGATGGGTCTTTCCCGTGCGATACAGGACGTGGTTGGATTTCGTTCGGAGATTCTCTCCTGCGTGCGCTGTTGTACATTCTGGTCCGTTTTGGTGTACCTGCTCGCTACGGGAAACGGAATCGTGGAGTCGGTAGCGGCCTCCTTCATTTCATCCTATTCCGCATTGTGGCTTTCGTTACTGTATGACGCCCTTGCGAAACTATACAACGACTGCTATGAAGCAATATCCGAAACCGACGACTCCTCCACGGATGCCGAAGCCGGTGCCGATGGTCCCGAGGCCGCAACCGATGAGGTGTCCTAAATGCAGATGAACATGAATCTCTATGAACTTACCAAGAAGTACGGAGAGGGGAAGGGGGAGGAAACCATGTGGGCTACCCTCTCAATCGTCTCCGATGCCGTCGAAGCCGTCATGACCGAGCCGGAGAAGGAAGCCCTCGTCCGCAAGGTGTACGGCGTCATGTCGGGGAAGCACTACAACGAGGACTTCGCCCGAGAGGACATATCCAAGATGTACTATGTGGACCGCAAGGGCGAGAGGCATTTCGGGCCGTACTGGTCGGACGATGCCGTCCGCTCCATCTACAAACAGCACAAGGACGAGATTCCCGGCTACAACTGCTGGGACTTCGCCGTCGCGCTGAACATGATTAAGAGCGACTACTGCCCGCTCCTTTCCGAGTGGTTCCCCGAGGACGACGAGGAAATGAGAAATGAAAGGATCGTCCGACTTGCGCTCAACTGGCTCAGAGACGAGGACAACCCTTTCGGTTCCACGAAGGCGTGGAGTTACTTCAACTCGAAGGGCTGACCTCTCCGAGAATCTCGTTGAATCTGTTGAACATTTCCGTCTCCGACTTGTACGCGCCGGGGACGGATAGCGCGTTCTCCTTCCTCTCTACGAGGTGTATGACCGACGAGTGGTCGCGTCCCATCATCCGGCCTATGTCCGTGTAGGAATACCCTTCCTTGTGGAGCCGGTATGCCACGAAGGAACGGACGGTGGTGGTAAGTGCGTCACGGCCCGGATTCAGTTTGACTCCGACCGCCTCCTCCGCGGCGGGAAGCACCTCGGCGTATCTCTCGGCAATCGGCGCCATGCAGTCGTATCTCTCGCGGAGACTGCGTAGCGTGTCCTTGCAGTTTTCTTCCGATACGGATTCGCCGAACTGACGATGGTGTTCCTCGTTCACCATTAGGGCCTCGGTGTATATCTCCTGCACCTCGTCCCAGGTCAGCAGGGTAAGTACGCTCGGCTTCATGTCCTGCCCTCCTTTTCCTTGTCGAGCAGGCCCTTCGCCTGCCGGAGGTACTTCCACTCCAGCTTGAGCGTTTCCTCCTCGGCGGCGATGCGGTTCGCCCGTTCGTCCAGGTCGAGGGAGATCTGCTTCAGCTCGTCCTCCCGCTCGTCGAGTTCGTCGTTGCGATGCACGGTCCAGAGTATTCCAATCACGGCGATGAGTACGATGATGATTATGAGAAATGTAACCATGGCCTACTTGTTTAGATAGAAGTTGGAGAGCATCTGCTCGTCAACGATTCCGTCTGCCGGCTGTTCGCGGACGAACTTGAAGATATTGTCAACGACCTCCTGGTCTGCGGAGCGGTCTGCGAATAGAAGGATGAGCCGGGCGAGTTCGTTGGCCTCCTCCTGCCAAATCTGGACGTTCTTGTAGTCGTTCTTCTCATCCACGTCGAATATGTCCTGCGTGAGAAGGTCCTGGAGGTAGCATGCGTCGCGGACGGCCTTGGTGTACCGCGTGAACACCTGCTTCTTCTCCCGCTTGAACGCCTCGCGGTTCTTCGCCATCAGCCACTCGTTGTTGCGGAGGATCAAGTCCATCGCGAGGGAAAGCATGTAGATTACATTGGTCTCCATGCTGGCCTGCTTCAACGCTTTCTCATTCATGGCTTTTCAGCTGTTCAATCAGTTCGTCTGCGAGGGATATTGCGTTAAGCACGGCCAACGCCCTATCCTTGTCCGATATGGCGTAGCATGCATTGTGTCCGTCAGCGAGGCCCGCGAGGACACGGCCGGCGACCTCGGCGCGGTAAACATTCCAGTCGAACACGGGAATCATTTCGGCCTTTTCGTTGATGATCTGCGGAGCGCCCTGCGGAATCTCGTCGTATTCGTTCTCGAACTGCTTCAGCCACGCCCTTATCTTCTTCGCCGTGTTCTTGCCGGAGTATCTCTCCTGGCTGGATGCGGAGATAGTGGACTGACACACGCCTACGAGGGACGCGAACTCGGCTTTCGTCCGGCAGAGGCCCTTGTACCTCGCCCAGTTGTATGTTTCCTGGATAAACTTGTGGTATTCGTTCATTTCTTGGTTTCGTTAAATCGTTTCAGTATTTCGGTGTAGAACGCCTCCTCGGTCAGGAACTCAAACAGGAGTTGTTCCGTGTCATTGAAAGGATTGAGGTCGCGGGATATATCGACTATCGCTTTCATGTCCCGCCATGTCAGTTCTTCTTTCATGGTTACTTGTCGTTGTTCTTGTTTCCCATCAGCGCCCCGACCGCGTTGCCTATCAGGAGCCACGATTCGGCGGTGTGCGACTCCACGGTCTCAATGAGGGCCTTCCCCTTATAGAGCCGGAGAACGGTCGGATTGTTTGTGTAGTATTGCGGTAGGTCCGTGAGGATTCGGCAGATGACGACGAAGGGCCTTCGTCCTCCGACTTGCTTCGGCTTGCCGATAATCTCGTGGACATAATACTTGCAGGGGTCTCCGTTGTTGGTGACGCTTTTCCACCGGATTGATCTGCGTGAGAGGTGTGCTTTCTTGCTCATATCAATTTGTATTAAGTTTCGTATAAAAGGGCGTGGTCTTAATTCATGGTTAGGAGGAAAGTGTGTTCTTTGAAAAAAGGTTGTCACGCCCTATGGAAAGGGTGCGGTGGGAGTAGTTAACTTTTATGCTATGAAAAAACTAATTCCTTGACTTGACCAGTTGAAGTCCCTGCCAACCTCACGGCGGGCTTTTCCGCACCCTGTGTTTATCATTTGTTTCGTTTGTCTATCTCGTCCCTAACGGATAGCCCCGATAGAAATCCAACAAAGAAGGAAACACATGCAATCGCAAACGCGCATGCAACTAACCCGAGAATAGTGTTGATGTTCATATCTCAATCAATTAGGGCCGATTATAACTCGATTCTATTGAAGTACCGCAGTATGTGTTGTAGTTCGTGAACATACATCGGCATCGGGTAGAAGTAGGAAATGATAATCTTTCCGTCCTTGTCTACGATGGATATTTTCAACTTGCGTTTCCGTGAGAAGTCAA